TCAGTCGATCCCCAGTGCCGATTTGTAGACATCAAGGATTGCTTCCATTTCCTTGCGATCATCGGGCTTCATCTTGCGGATGCGGACAACGGTCCGCATCGCCTTGGGATCGTAGCCAGTGGCCTTTCCCTCGTTGTAGACATCCTTGATGTCGTCACTGATGCCCTTCTTTTCTTCCTCCAGGCGCTCGATGCGCTCGATCAGCAGGCGGAGTCTTTCGTCGGCGGCTGTCTCGACCTTTTTTGTGATTGTTTCAGACATTGGGGTGGATTTCCTGTCGTTGCGGGGCGGAAAAAGGGAGCGGTTAGGCCGTGGGCAGGCATCCGAGGGCGGAACACTGCACGATGCCGGTGATCACGCGGTCCACCGTGAGCATTACGGTGGCCACAGTGAGGAGAAGGATGGGCAGGTGTGCGAGCGATTTGGGCATTGGCTGGTCCTTCACTCTTCGGGGAACATGGAAAGCTGGTTGGTGTCTTCTTCGGGATCGGGCGGGAAAACCTGTGTGATCCGTTCCGGCGGGCAGCGGGGGAGATCGAGATCGGATCGATCAATCAGCCCCGGATTGACCATCCATTTGAGAGAGATGACCCATTCCGCCGTGGCGCCGCATCCGGTGTTGGTGCAGTGTGCGCCCAGCAGCTTGGTGGTTTCCGAAAGGCGTTCCGACCGGCGGATGAATGCGGGGGCGCTGCATATCGGGCAGGTGATCATGGCGGCGCGCGATTGAGACCCACCATTGCGCAGCCGAAATTGCAGCGCGGCTGATAACATTTCCAGCTTGATAGTGGGGATTTGGTGCATCATGTGCGGGCGCTGTCCCTTGCATCCATCGCCGCCACGCTGGCCTGCAGGGCGGTGATGGCTTCTTCGGCTTCGCGCTTGGCGGTGCGGATGGTGGCCGGTGCCCCAGATTGGGTCGCAAGGATCAGCGCGGAGATAGCTTCACCGGCTTCCTTTGCCGCCACGGCGGTGGCGGTGGTCAGGTCCATCGCGGTGGCGTTTATCGCCATTTCCGCGATGTCGAGCCGCATGGTCATCAGCCGGTGGAAAGGACGATAACTGCCGCCCGCTTCCACATAGGCGCGATCCAGCCTTTCAGCGTCGATCATGCGGATTTGCTTTTGGCATTCCGGTTCAGACCAGTATCGGGCCGACCGCAGGGAAACGCCGCAGAGGCCCGCGACCGTATCCCAGCCCAGCAGTTCTGCCACCACAAGCATGGTGTTTTCATAGGTGAGGGGTTCGCGGCGCATTGTCATGCGGCCACTCCATTGTGCAAATCTGCGGCCCGATTGAACGCGCAATCAGCCGCAATATCCGGCATAAGGACCGCAGCCGAACAGGATTGGCACAGCGAAACCGGATAGATATCGGGGCGGAGGTGATGGCGAGAAACACCAGTGGCAGCTTCAACGCGCAGAACATATTCTGCGGGAAGGCGCTTGGAGCTTTGAAGCCAGCGCCATGCTACTGGCTGGGTGACATTACAAAGCCGCGCTAGCGCCGCTTGTGATTTAAGCCTCTCTGTCGCTTGGCAGAGGGCTTCATATGGTGTTGGCGTCTTCATACGTGCCCGTATGATACGCTCGCGTATTTTCGTCAACGGAAAAGTTGAATGATTGATATTACGCGCCCGTATACACATACTCGCATGTGGGAGATAAACGCCAAGCACCTTCTGATGGCTATGGAGCGAGAGGGGATAAACCAATCGCAGCTGGCCGAACGCGTTGGCGTTAAGCAACCGTCGATTGGACGCCTAATTAGTGGCGAGACCAGAACTACTCGTGCGCTAGACAGAATAGCTGCTGCGCTCAAAACTACCCCTCAATACTTGCGCGGTGAAACTGACGATCCAGACTGTGGGTTCGTTCCAGTTATTGTTGAAACCAGAGAGGCGGTTAATCCAGATATGGTCGAGCTTGATGAGCTTGACCTAGCATTTGGCCTTGGCGCTACATTTATTGATGCGCCGGTTAAGTCAAAAAAAGTCATCTTTTCAAGGAATTGGCTGAGAACCTACACCCAGACACCCCCTGAAAACTTGTTCTTTGCGCGTGGCATTGGCGACTCAATGATGCCAACTATTTTTGATAGTGATGAACTATTGATTGATCGAGCTCAGGTCGCGCCGCAGATGGGCGACCATATCTGGGCGATCGCATATGGACAAACTGGAATGATTAAGCGGCTTCGACCGATGCCAAATGGCTCGGTTAAAATCCTTTCAGACAATCCATCCGTACCGCCGGAGATCGCCTATGATGGCGAAATGCATGTCTTAGGTCGAGTGGTGGCCGTCGTGCGCAAGGTGTGAAGTTATCAAATATGAATATTCCAATTGGATTGGTGATTGGCTTTGCAATCGTTGCGATCATCTTTGGTGGGCAGGCGGCAGTTGAGATTGCATCAGTAATATTACTGCTATATTTTATATTTTACATCATACCTCTAAAATCCATTCCAATCCTTAGCGATATTGCGCTAAAAATTTTATCTGGACCGGCCCGCGCAATTAAGTGGTTCATTCGATGGTCAAAAGATGAAATTTGAGCATTTATTTGATTAAAGGGGCTTATCTGGTGCGTCGATTGTTTTTGTTATTAGGTTCTGCCGCGCTCCTTTCCACAGCCATTGCAGAAAGCGCCCAAGCGCGTGGCAGGCGGGGATTTTCCAGCCAGAGCAGCGTTTCATCCCACCACAGGACAAAGCGACATCATGCCCGAGGGGCGCGCGGCGCATATTCGAGCCGTGGCGAAAGCAGCGATGGTTCTTGCCCTTGCAACGGCGGCAATGTGTGTGTCGGCCCGCGCGGCGGGCGGTATTGCATCACCAGTGGCGGCAACAAGCGCTACGGGGTTTGATCAGCTTGGCGCCATTGATTATGTCCAAGCTTTGATCTAGGCGAGCGGCCTCTCCAGTTGATGGTCAGGCTGGGTTAAGGGGGGATGCTTGAAATACGATATTGCCTTGCAATTGAGCTCTATCGTTGCGCTATTCGAGCAACACCCAGTTGGTTTTAGTGTGATTGCGTTCTTCGCATTTATTCTGCTTGCGAGTCAAAAGGATGGGTTGTTTTCCCGGTATGTGGCCTTGTTGCAAGCCAGGGCCGATCATCATGCGGCGCTGGAAACGCGTCGTATCGAGGTTATATCTATGTTAGAGAATCGCAGGCAACCTGAGTTGCCTGGTATGAGAAATGAAGGAGAAGATGTGCCATGATTGTCGCGCTGGTTATCGCCGCGCTGGTGATTGCATACGCTTGCGCTTCTCTCTATATTCGTAAAGCTTCTGCTTATTTGCAGGGTTCGGCTGATGTGTGGGATAGAATGTATCTCGCTGCGAAAAAGGTCATCTCCGACCCTGAAATGCCTGACTCGGTGGCAGCGTTTGCCGCTGCAGCCATTCTGTGCTCGGGTTGCGGATGTTTGACTCGCAGCTTCTTGCTGGATTCTGTGAAACAACTTTTTGGAAAGCGTTCGTCGAAGGCAGAAGAAGCTTCATTGGTGATGACTGATGAACAGCGGGCTAACTTCAGCGATGTTGTTGTGAATGCAATTTATTATGACTCGCTCCATGCTCCGTTGAGTGGATTTCTTTTGCGCCGTTTCTTTACGCCTTGGCTGAAGATGGCGTCTGAAAAGCGTAATAGTGCACGAAGTTCAACTGTGCGTCAGATGGTTACAGCATCTCGTAATGCTATTGAACATAAGGCTGAAGGTAAAAGGTTGCTTGCACACGCCTGAATGTCGGTTTGATTAGTAGCGAAAGCCCCTGCCATGGTTGGTGGGGGCTTTTATTTGTGCCCATGCTGGTCTCCGCGCTTCCGACCAGCATGGGCTATGTTTCAAGCCGCCTTTGGCTTTGCCGCCAATTCAATCCCCAATTGATCCAGCACGCCCAGGATGGTGCGTAGGGTGGGGTTTCCTCCTTCGGACAGGGCGGAATACAGGCTGCCCCGGCTGATGCCGGTTGCGCGGGCAATATCCGATGCGCCGCGCGCGCGGGCAACAGTGCCGATGGCCGCCGCGATGATGGAAGCATCGCCGCTGGAAAATGCATCGTTGAGATAGGTGCTGATATCATCGTCGTCGCGGATGAATTCAGCAGGGTCGAAGTTCGTGGTAGGGACCTTGACCATGTCTGGTTACTCCATCTGGTCTATATATACGCCAAGGATAAACTGCCTTGGCACAGGTGATTTATGCTAATCGTCTAACATCTCTCTCGCGGCGGCAATGTCGCGCTGTTGCGTGGATTTATCGCCGCCAGACAGCAGGAAAATCACCTGTCCACCTTCTATGGTGTAATACAGGCGATAGCCGGGGCCGAAGGCGATGCGCAGTTCTGAAAGCCCGCCGCCCAGCGCCTTGCAATCACCAAAATTGCCAATCGCGATGCGTTCGATGCGAGCGGCAATGATGGTTTGCGCCTTGCGGTCCCGCAAGTTGCGGAGCCAATCGGCAAAGGTTTCAGTTTGGCGGACTTCATACTGCATGTGCATTTTAATAGACACATTATGTATGTGTGTCAATTAAAATATACAAAAGTCGCTAGGCGCTTTCCATCCTGATCCGTTGCTTCATCCCACCAGCCCCCATGCTGGTTTCCACGCTTTCGATCAGCCATTTGATGCTGGTCACTGTGGCGCTCCACCCTTCCAGCGCAACGCGCAGGTTCGGGCGCAGGGTGCAATCGGCCAAGGCCAGATCATAATCAAAGCTGTATGCCCCGCGCTGGCGCCGTTTCGCGCTGGACGCGGCGGCGCGGGTGGCCTCGGCATGGCTGGAATAGATGCGTTTCAGCCGGTGGGGATTATTGCCGCCGGTGGCCACCGTGCGGCGGCGGCCTGTGGTGGGATCGTGGTATTGCGCCTGCGCGCCGTTTTGGGCATCGCGCTTGGCATGTTGGAACCGCCAGCCCCAGCCTTGATTGCGGGTGATAGTGTGGCTGGGCAGCGTTTGCCCGCTGGCATTGGTGGTGGAGCCGATCGGCATAAACACCAGCTTTCCGCCCTTCCATGTCGCCAGCGCATCAAAGCGCCGACCCAGATCCTGCACCAGGGCGACATCGGATTTGTTGGCCTGTTCCAGATGCTCGATAGGCTGGGCGGCCAGATCGGGATGCACGCTGGCCGTGGCGCTGTGCCGCGCGGCGATGGCGGATAGGACGGCGCCCAGAGTGGTATTATGCCAGATACGGTTGCGGCGGCGGCTGTGGCCGTTGGACAGATCGGCGGAGCGGGCGCGGATGGTGACGCGATCGGGCGGGCCGCCTTCCTCCACCTCGTCCACCACAAAGCTGCCCTTTTCCACCAGCCCCACCGCCACATCATCGCCACTTGCCCAGCCCAACGACAGGGTGAGTTTGCGCCCCGTGGCGGGCACGGCCAATTTGCCATCGGCATTGTGCAGCGACAGGGTTAGCTCATCAGCGCCCGCCTCGCGCTTTTCGGTGAGCGTGAGCTCCAGCAGGCGGGGGCTGATCTTGTCGGTCAAGTCGGTGCCATCATCCAGCACCACGCGCCAGTCGGGGATGTTGGCCGCCATTATTTCACCCGCGTCAGATCGAGCGTGAAGTTTTTGGAGCGGGGCAGGCCACCGGCCATGATATCGGCGTGGGTCTCCTCCATCCGGTCGATGCGATACCAGCCCAGCACGCGGCCCGTGCCATCCATCAAAGCCCAATTGTCGCCCGTATCGGCCATGTCGCGCAGGGTGGTGATGGCGCCATAGCTGCCCGTTACCTCCGGCACGATGCGGCCGGAAATCGAAATGCTATCCTCGCCCGGTCCGGCAAACTGGCTGGCGGCGCGGGCCATGAACCGTTCGGATTGTTCATGCCGCCACGATATGCGGCGGGTGAGCGCGTCATAGGCGATGGTGTCCATGCCAAACACAAACAGGCCCAGCGTCATCAGATGGGCGGAGGATAGCGCATCGGTCATTTATCGGCCTGCATCATAGGTGGAGCGCCCAGCCACGCCGCGCTTTTCTTCCAGCTTGCGGATGGCATGATCGGCAATCACATCGGGGGCTTGGCCGGGGGCGCCATGCACATGGAGGGTGATGGGGGCGGCAGGGATGGCGTGCCATTGGGGGGCATGCGCGGCAGCGGGGCGTGGGGTTGTGAATGCGGCAGCCGGCATCACATTGGCGGGCCGCGTGCTGCGCCATTGCGACCAATCCACCGGGTTTGCGGCAGGACGGGGTGTTGATGGCGCCGTGGTGCCATTGAGCCATGAAAGCAGCGATGAGGCAGCATTAAGGCTGGCGGTAAACGCAGACAGAGCGCCGCCGGTTTCGGCAAACGAGATTTTGATGTTTTCAATACTGGCATCCAGCTTGGCATTGGCACCCAACATGCCTTCGACTACCATCTGATGCGTTTCGCCGATGCCCAGGGTCTTATCATAGGAGCCACGTGCTTCCATGATCACCGACAGCTGCTTTTCGATCAGATTGAACAGCTTGCCGCCGGTTCCGCCGAACAGCATGACGTTTTCACGGTTGATGTCCGTTACGCCCTTGGCCTTATACATTGCCCGCATCTTGAGGTAGAAATCGACCGGGCTTTCATTCAAATCCTTGGCCAGATCGGCCCGAAACGGATTCTGCCCGTTCTTGAACTCCTTGATACCATCGACGCGGTTGAAGATGATCTTGTCTTTGTCCCACGCGCCAAGCCGGATCATTTCACGCATAGCGGGCTGACTTTTGACCATCCCGTTTGCGCGTTTCCATGCAGTATAGAGGCCTACACCTGCGCTTTGATGCATTTCCGCGATCAGAGGTTCAAAATCGGCAAACAGCGCCCGTTTGGACAGGCCATTGGCGGAAGAACCTGCGGCGCCGAGAAAGGTCTGATAGTTTGTAGCATCGACGTTGCCACCCGAAGATATAATTGCGCGAAACAGGCCATCGGTAAGCTCTGCGGCCTTCTTGGGGTTGGTCAGGCCACCCTGCATTTCAACCACACGCAGCAAATCGCGCTCAAGCTCGGGCGTCATTTCCTGACCCAACGCCTTCATGCTGACATTCAGCCGCGCGATGAGCGGCGCCATGAGCTTTGCCCCGGCCAGTTGCTCTTCCATCGTGTGCTTGCCGGATTCACGAAATGCGCCCTGTGCCTCCACTATCAGGCGCATATTATCGGTCGCGCTGCTGCCTGCGATGTTCATGTTTTTCGCATAGGCTTGCAAATTGGCGACCGCATCGGGCGAAAGGCCAAGGGCGCGCAGGCGATAGGTGAGCGCTTCGAATTGTGCGCCAGCATTCGCCGCTTCGCGCGCATAGTCGAAGGTGCTGGTCGCAATTCCGGCACCGCGTTGCCCCATGCTACGGATGTCCAAGCCCGTTAGCTTGCGCAGGTCGCGGTGATCGGACGATTCATGGCCCACAGGCGAGGCTTTGCCATTCGCCTTATCCCGCTTCACCTCCTCGGCCATCAGCCCTTTTACGCGGGTCTTTTGGCCATCCAGCAAATAGCTTTGGCGTTTGATGCTGGCGTTGGTCCGCTCGATCTTGGCGGCAAGGTCTTTTTCATGCGCGCCCAGGCGGGTGATGTCGACACCGGCAGAGCGCAGGTTCGCCATCATTTCCTTGGTAGAGGTAGCCGCGGCCTTTTCCGCCGCCTGCATTTTGAACAGGTTCTTTTCCGCCGACTGGATCGAGCGGACCAGCGCCTTTGACGGGGCCTCACCGGCCACGATTTGCGATTTCAACATGGCCAGCTTGGCCGCTGCCTCTTTGGTCGCGGTCTGGTGCTTTTTCAGTTCCGCCGAGGCCGAGCGTAGGGATTTGATGTCGGCCAGCGACTTGTTCAGCTTGGTGACTTCATCGCGGGCGGATTTGATTTGTTTGGCCGCGTTTTTGTTGGCCTCCATAATGGCGCGGGTGGTGGCCGACAGTTTGTCATGCCCCACAAAATCGACCTTGAGAGAGAGTTGGTTGCTACTCATGGTCAATCTTCCTTCGCGCCAAAGGTGCTGTTCCAGCGCTTCACGGCCAATTCGCGGTAAAGCATCAATTTGCCGATCGGCATCGCTTCCAGTTCAGACGGTTGCCAGCCATTGAAAAAGCCCAGATCGGCGATCAGGCCCTCGACGGTCAGGCTATCGTCGTCGGCAGACCGCGCGCCGTTCTTTCGGCCCGCGTCATAAAAAAACCTCGGATGGCCCCGCAGATTTCGGTGATGTCACCGGCGGGTAGCGCATAGACTTCGGCCTCGGTGATCGCGGGATTGGAACAGCGGGTGACAACATTCACCACGGCATCCGTTTCAAGGCTGATGATCGAGGGCAGCGACAGGCCGAGCAGGTCCACAGCATTGGGGAGCCGCAGGTCGAATTTGTCGATGACGGTTTCGCCGCGCTTGATGGGCTTCATCAGATGGATGGTTTCCCATTCGGGAATGGTTTCGTTCGCCTTGGTCATATGCGGGGCCTTTTGACAAACGCGGGGCGGGAAACGGGCCGGAGGCGGGGGAATGTGCAATCCGCCACCGGCCCGTGCCCGACAGGCTGCGCCCCGCAACAGGACAGCCTGCCGGATGGGAAGTTTAGCCGGTCAGCGCGCTGGAGGCGGGCGGGATGATATCCACACCGGCCACTTGCGTGATGCCGTTGACAGGATCGTGCAGCACATCAATCGTGCCATCGACCACGCGGCGGTAGTAATGGACATCCACCTTGTGCTTATGCTCGGTGTCATCGCCCGGCTTGGCCGAGCCAAAGTCGATTTCGTGGATCTTGCCGCGCAGATAGATTTCGACCACCTCTACCGAGGTGTCGCCATCGGCGGCATATTCCAGCACCAGTCGCAGGCGGGTGCCGCCGCTAGCCGAGAATTTGCGCACCAGGGCGCGTACATGGCCACCCATGGTGATGGTGCAATCCATGGCCTCCATGCCGCGCCCGACCTTGATGGTGCCGGTCATACCGCCGCCGCGCCAATCGCCCGTGGCCTGCACCAGTTTGGGTTCGTCAAAGGCCTTGATCACGCCAAGATAGCTGCCGCCATCGGCCCAGACGTTGATGCGTTTCAGTTGTTTCGGCCCTGCCATGGATGGTTCCTATCGAAAGAGGGATCAGGCGTTCACTGCATCGGCAAAGCCGGTGTAGTAATAATCGGTGAGGTTGAGTTTGACCGTAGGGTTTTGCAGCGGGGCCACCGGCGTCCATTCCAGACGGAAAGTGGGGCGGCCCTGCGCCAATTGGTTTGCTGGGTTGGCATCCTTGTCAAAGAACACCTCGGCCCCCATGATCCAGCCATCGGTGGCCAGATCGGCAAACTGGTCGTTGATGTCCTCCATCAAATCCTTGACCAGCCCGAGCGACATCGGGCTATCCATGTAAGGCTGAACGGTCGACTGGATGATATCCTGCAGCGCGTGGAGCGTGCGGACCGTGCTTTCAAACTTGTAGTTCGCATCATCGGCGCAGGTGGTGTTGCCCCAGAAGCGGAAGCCCGCGCTGGTGCGGATGATGGTGACGATATCGTGATCGTTCAAAACGCCTGCATCGGTGCTGCTGTCCAGCAGATCGAAATGCACGTCCTTGGTGATGCCGATCACGCCGGTCAGCGCTACATTGCTGATGGTTTTATGCCAGCCTGTCGTCTCGTCTATATAGGCGCGCAGGGCCAAGGCGCGGGCCACGGCATCGCCCGCAATGGTGGCGGAAGTGTTGGGCCAGATCAGCGTCAATTCGCGGTGGCCGAAATTGGCGCGATAGGTGTTCACCTCGGCAATGGTCTCGCCAAGGGCGCGGGCATAGACGCGACCGCGCAGCCGCTTGGCCACCGAGACCAGTTCTTCCACCACCTCCTGCGTGTCCAGCCCAGGAGCGCCCAGAATGCGCGGGCGCACGCCCACCACCGCTTCTGCGGCTAGCAGCGCCTGCAAGCCGGTATAGGCCCCGTTGGCATAGCCGCCGATCACATTGGCCTGCGTCTCGGCATCGGTAGCACCGGCAGCCACGCGCACCACGACGACAAGAGGCGTGGTGATATCGCCAATCGCCTCCAGCGCGGAGGCCAGCGTGCCGCCGGTGCCAGCCTTGCCCACTGCCTCGTCAATATTGGTGACCAGCACCGGCGTGTTGAGCGGAAAGGCCTCATTGAGCGCGGTGGTGGCCGCGCCTGCTGCAGCACTGGCCGTGGCGACAAGGCCGATCACGGCCAGAGAATTGGTGACAATGCTGCGCGTGGTGGTTGCGCTTTCGGTCAGGGTTAGGCCGTGAGTCATGGAGCGTCCTTCAGCTGGCCGACGATGCGGCGCGGATGGGGATGGAGAGGGTTTGCAGGCTGGTGCTGGCAGCGGCGCCCACCTTGCCGGTGATGGTGATGACCAGATTGCCAGCGGCGAAAGCGCCGGAAATGCCCACCTTGGTAATAGTGACCCGCGTTTCCCATTTGGCGATGGCATCGACCACGGCGGCGCGCATCAGCATGGCAGTGGCAGCGTTAAGCGGGCGGTCGATCAGGCTGAACAGGGCCGAGCCATAATCGCGCCGCATCAGGCGGGTGCCCAGCGGCGTGGACAGGATATCGCCCAGCGACTGCGCCAGATGCGCAGTGCCCGACAGGGATTTTCCGGTGGAGGCGTCCATTCCAATCATGGTGCGAGAAAGCCACCGCGCGCGCGCGAAAGCGAGGCGGTGGCAGGGTAAGGCGCGGTGTTACCTTGGGCGACTTAGGCCACCGGCGGATCGGTGCGCAGGGCGCCGCGCTGGACGCCGGTGTGGACATGGCTCGACAGGCTGATGCCTGCGCCTGTTATATCCTCGCTGGCCGTGATGGGGCCATCGACTTGCAGCGGCCCATCGATAGTCACGCCGCCACTTGCCGCTATCTGCACTGTGCCGCCTTCGGGCAGGATAGCGGTCAGCAGATGGCCGACCGGATCATAGCCGATCTTGGCCCCGTCCTTATAGGTCACCAGTTCGGCCACGGTGGTGCCTGCGGGCGGGAAATTGTTGTTGGACAGGCCGCCCAGCACCACTCCATTGCCGATCTGGCCATCGGGGCAAAGCAGCACGACTTCCTCGCCCACGGTCGGCGGCGACCAGTGGCGCGTATCGCCTGATCGCAGATTGAGCCAGCGGACAGGCGGGCTGGTAATCGCGCCATCATCGGCATCAGGATCACCGAACTGCACCGTGCAGCGCGGCGGCGAGAGCGTGACCGAGGCGATGATGCCAAGGCGTATAAGCGTCGACACGTCGACGGGGATGTCTTCATCATCCTGCATCATGGGGCGACCGGCTTGGTGACTTGGCCCGCCCATTGGTGAGCGGCCAGAGCGTATGAATAATCAGCGTCACAGGCCCGCCAATCAGCGCGGGTGATCCACACCTGGTCTAGCGCCGCCAAGACGGCGCTGGTGGTGGGGATTTCAGGAAGGCTGGCCGTTCGATCTGTGGTGGGCTGGGAGGCAGGGCTTGGGGATGGGCGCAGGCGGTGAGCAGCAGCATAGGCAGCAAAGCGGGCATCAGCATCCGCAGAGAGCGCGAGAAATTGCGCTTGGGCATCGGCAGCATCCTTTCGGTATTTGGCCTCGGCAGCGCGGCGAGTGGCTTCGGCCTGCGCGCGGGTGGTGGCAAAGGCGGTGGCGGTGGTGCTTTCGCGCGCGATCGCCGATTCCGCGCGCCGGTATTGCCAAGCCGCCATGGCCAGCGCGGCCACGGCCAGCAGCGCGAGCAGGCGCGCAGGCGAGCCAAAGGCCCAGCGCAGGCCAAGCCCCGCGAGATAGCGAAGGCTGCGCCAGATGGTGATCGCGCGGAAGGCGAGGATGGCGAGCAGTTCCATCAGGCATCCTTCACGCAAATGGCCCATTCGCGGCGGCGGCGGGCATCCAGCCCGCGCACCACACGCCCACCGGCCTTGTTGAACGAAAGCAGCGTGTCGCAGGCGGCGCGGATCTGGCCGGCTGCGATCTTGCGCGGGATGGACGAGCGGCAATAGCCCGAGACGCCCACGTTGTAGGCCAGCGAGATCATGGCGTAGCGTAGATGGTCACGCCCCGGCACAGTGGGGGCAAGGGAAGGCGTGCAGGCCAGAACGCCCTTGGCATGGACGGCCAGCGCGGCCTCCAGCATCGCGGCGCATTGGGCCTCGGTGTAAATCTGCCCCATCTTCACGCCATCGGTGATGCCATCGCAGGCGGTGGCGACTTTGACGATATCGAGATAGGCGCGCAGATGCTGCGGCCCGCTGATATGACGGATGGTGACGCTTTGAGGCTGGACCTGCACTTCCACCTTGCGCCCGCTTTCTTCTTTGGGCGTTTCGGTGAACAGCAGGCCGGTGGTGGCAGGCCCGACAAGGCCCAACAGCACCGCGCCCAGCGCGATCAGGCCAGAGCGGCCAGCATTCGGTTCAGCTTTTGCCATTGGCAGGTTCCTTTTGCTTGAGCAGGCGGGCAGCGATGGGCGCCACAGCGACCAGCAGGCCCGCGATGGCACCGGCCAGCGGGCGCCAGCGTTCGGGCACCACGGCCACCGCGCCGGTCAGGATCTGCGGTTGATCCACCACTAGCCCCGCCGCTGCGCCCGCCAGCACAGCAAGGCGCACACTCCACCAGCGCCATGCGGCGCGGGCATCATCGACCAGTTGCATTGTCGGCCTCCTGTGGCTTGCGCCCGCGCAGCCGTGCCAGCAGGCGCTGCACAGTGGGCTTTTCGTAAAGGGTGATCAGCACCGAGAGCAGGACCAGCAGCTGGATGATCTGGGGCAGATGCGAGGCCACCGAAGCGGCCAGCGCCGTGGCCAGCGCCACCAGTTCGCCCGCGCGCGGTTCAATGTGGTGGATCTGGCTCATGCCCCGCCTCCGGCCACCGGCCAGCCCACGCTTAGATCGAGCGCCTCCAGCTGGGCGGCGGTGCTGGCCGCATTGATCTGCGCGCGCAGGCTGATCGAATGGCCGGTGAGCGCCTCGACATAGGCTCCATCGGTGGGCGCGAGGTTGAAGCGGGTGGCGGTTTCCCGATGTAGCTGGTTGAGGCGGGTTTGGCGCAGGACATCGAGCGCGGGCGCGAGTGGCACAAGCGCCGCCCCGTCCGCGCTGATCACAAATTCGCCCAGGACATCCGAGCCGACCCAGACTTCGCCTTCCAGCAGCTGGACGGCAATGGTCAGCGGGGAATAGTCCAGCACGGTGCGCGGCGCCTGTCCGGGCAGGCCGACATAGGCGTAAGCATAGGTCGGCAGGGTTTCTTCGGGCACGGCCTCGGGCGCGACTTCCGTCACTTGTACCTCCTGTCACTCATCAATTTGGATTTGCCCGCCGCATAGGTGATGGTGAAATCGCCTTGTACGCACAGTTCAACGAGCAGGGTTTGACCGGCATTGGCCGCATATTTGGCCAGCAGCGGGACACCGTCCTGTTTCGATCCACCGCCCAGCGTGTCGTCGATGATTTCGCCATTCACGCGAATGGAGCATTCGAACCACATACCGTCGCGCGGGAAGGACTGTTTCACCTTGCCCCAGACATAGAGTGTGCCCGGATATTCGAAGTAGACGCTGTGGCTGGTGAGTACGACGCGGGCGTCATAGGGCTCGACCCAGTTGCCTTCGCCATCCACATAGCCTTCGTAAGACCAGCCCGCACTGGTCCTCGTCGAGGCGTTGTAGCTTTGCGTGAGCAGGCTGATCGAGTTGTCCGCGATCTTGATGGTGCCGACTTCGAGGTTCTTGATCTTCGCGCTGCCGATCGCGGCATCGGCAATATAGGCCTCGGTGATGACACTGAGCGCGGATACCTCGCCCAGAATGCGCTGCCACCCGTCCGTGCCGGTGGCCGTGGCGACATACCATTCCTTGGAGGTCGGGCGGTACCAGGTCTGATATTGCACGACCGCGCTGGGTACGGGGGCATCCTGCACGAAGGGGATAGCCGATTGACCGGCAGGGCCTTGCGGGCCGCCGGGGCCTTGTGGCCCTTGGGGGCCGGTAGCGCCTTGCGGACCTGTCGGCCCCTGCGGGCCGGTCGCGCCGGATGGGCCAGCAGGGCCGCTCGGTCCGGTGGCACCCGTTGCGCCGGTGGCACCATTGGTCCCGTCTTGCACCAGCTTTTGCGGGGCCGACCATTCGCCAGCGGTGATCGTGTCGCTGGCGCCGCTGGAAATGGCAGTGGCTTGAATGACCCAGAGTGGATTGCCATCCGTGGCGGGAACCGTGGTGGTCCAGCCATTGGAGATCCCGTCCACCGCGCCCGTGGCAAAGGTATAGGTGACGGTCGCACCCGGCAGCGAAGGCGAGGAGGCCGCGCGGCGGTAGAGGAAGACCGTGGCCTGGCTAAGACCAGCGGTCCCATTGGAGCCGCTGGCCACCAGCTGCACAGGCGTGGCCCATTCATTCGGGGCAATCGTGTCCGTTGCGCCTGAGGACACCGCGCTCGCCGAGCTGACCCAGCAGGGCTGGCCATTGTCGGCAGGCACGGTGAGGCTCCAGCCATTGTCCAGCCCCGACAGATCATTGGTGGCGAAGGTGAAAGTGGTGGTGGCCGTGGGCAGCGCGGGCTGGGATGCCGCGCGCTTGAAGATCATCGGGCGCGCAACGCTCTGGCCGTTCGCACCGGCAGGGCCGCTCGGGCCAGTCGCGCCGGTCGCTCCGGTTGCACCCGTTGCGCCGGTTGCCCCTGTGGCCCCATCCTGCACCAGCTTTTGCGGCGCAGACCATTCACCAGCGGTGATCGTGTCGCTGGCACCGCTGGAAATGGCCGTGGCTTGAATGACCCAGAGCGGATTGCCGTCCGTGGCGGGGACCGTGGTGGTCCAGCCATTGGAGATCCCGTCCACCGAGCCCGTGGCAAAGGTATAGGTTACGCTTGCCCCTGGCAGCGAAGGCGAGGAGGCCGCGCGGCGGTAGAGGAATACGGTGGCTTGGCTCAAGCCAGCGGCGCCATTGGTACCATTCGCGCCGCTGGCCACCAGTTGCACCGGCGTGGCCCATTCATTGGGCGCGATGGTGTCCGTCGCGCCCGACGATACCGCGCTGGCCGAACTGACCCAGCAGGGCTGGCCATTGTCGGCAGGCACGGTAAGGCTCCATCCATTGTCCAGCCCCGACAGATCATTGGTGGCGAAGGTGAAGGTGGTGGTGGCCGTGGGCAGCGCGGGCTGGGAAGCCGCGCGCTTGTAAATCAGCGGGCGGGCCACGCTCTGGCCGTTTGCACCGGCAGGACCGCTCGGGCCAGTCGCGCCGGTCGCTCCGGTTGCACCCGTTGCGCCGGTTGCCCCTGTGGCCCCATCCTGCACCAGCTTCTGCGGCGCAGACCATTCGGCAGCGGTGATCGTGTCGCTGGCACCGTTGGAAATGGCCGTGGCCTGTATCACCCAGAGTGGATTGCCATCCGTGGCGGGGACCGTGGTGGTCCAGCCATTGGAGAGGCCATCTACCGCGCCCGTGGCAAAGGTATAGGTGACGGTGGCACCTGGCAGCGAAGGCGAGGAGGCGGCGCGGCGGTAGAGGAAGACCGTGGCCTGGCTAAGGCCAGCGGCCCCATTGGCCCCATTCGCGCCGCTGGCCACCAGTTGCACCGGCGTGGCCCATTCATTCGGGGCAATCGTGTCCGTTGCGCCCGAGGATACCGCACTGGCCAAGCTGGCCCAGCAGGGCTGGCCATTGTCGGCAGGGATGGTCAGGCTCCAGCCATTATCCAGCTCCGACAGATCGTTGGTGGCGAAGGTGAAGGTGGTGGTGGCCGTGGGCAGCGCGGGCTGGGAAGCCGCGCGCTTGAAGATCATCGGGCGCGCCACGCTCAGGCCATTGGCACCATTGGTGCCGTTCGTTCCGTTCGCACCCGCCGGACCAGCGGGACCGGCGGGGCCAGCAGGGGCTAAACCGGATGCAGCTAGTGCGTTCAGATTGGTCCGCTTCGATTTCCCGCCATGCACAATGGGGATAATCGTTTCGCCGGTCAGGTCGCTAACGTGGGTGAAGCTTGTGATCTTGGGCATGGCTTAACCCTCCAGCCCGATAGCGCGCCAGAAGACGCCGACATCGCCGTCATCGGAGAAGACGCTGAATTGCGTGTTGCTGACCACATTGCCGCCCACCTTGTTGCCGTTGGTGGCGGCATTGTTCGGGCTGCGCGCGGTGACTTGCAGATTGACCGACGCGGTGTCGGAAAATGGTCGGGGGAACGTGCTGGCGCCGGGGCTGTTGGTTTCGCCCGCCGTCATCGAGCCCCATTGCTCGATCATGCCGTTGGAATGGCGAAGCCAGTGGCCATTCTCATTGCTGCCCGCATTGCCAGCCAGCGCAGCGGGCCAGAAATAGCCGCTAGACAGCCCGTCCAGCGTATCGCCATCCAGACCGCTACCCGCACCATCGGCCAGTTTGATCAGTTCGAGCAGTTCTGCCGGATCGAGCGCTTGCAACCATGTGAGCAGCGCGCCCTTGGCGGCAGACGGGGTGAGAACACGCGAGGTGTCCGTGCCCGCCTTGGCTTCGGTCAGCGTGGCCAATTCGGCCACGCCCTGGCGCGTGGTGGTGGCAGGGGGATTGAGGAAATTGGCGCTGGCAAAGGCGATGTTGGCGGTTTGCCCCTGCGCCAATTGCACATCGATCGGCACATAGGTGACGCTGCTGCTGGCCTTGCCCGCGATGGGATCAGCCTGCCCATAGGCGGCAAACAGGGTGCCATCGGCAAAGAAGATGCCGAAGCCGCGATATTCGTAAACATCGGCGCTATCGTCGATGCCGACAACATGCAGCACATCATCGCCCGAAACCTCGCCATGGACCGCGATGCGTTTGAATTCGCCGGGGATCGAGGTCATGGCCGAAGTGGCGGTGAAAGGCGTATTGGTCAAGGCAAGCTGGGCAATGACAGCGGGGCCAAGTACCGGAGCATTGTCATCCACGATGGCAGCGAGGCCCGCCTTGGTCAGCGTGACAGAAATCGGCTCCATCATTCAATCTCCAACAGGGTGCCGTCTTCGGCGAGCAGCGGTTCGCCGGTCTCGGTCAAAAACAGTTCATCAAGGGGCTGCACGGCCACCGCGCGCAGACGGTCCATGCGATAGGGATGGGCGGCGACCACGAAGGGCAGGGCGACGACCGCCGCCAGCGATTGGCGCAATTGGAAGTGCGAGCGCGCAGGCTTGACGCGGGTGATGTCCTCGTGGAGCTCGCGCGCGAAACGGGCGGTGGAGCGGGCGCCGCCCGAATTATCGAGCGGCAAGGTGACCGTGAATGTGTGGGGCACGCCGCCATATTCCCACCAGCGTTTGAGCGAGAGGCGGCTGTCATAAACGGCCATCACGCGCCGCACCGCGCCCACGGTGCCCTTGCGCCGCGCTTCTGGGATGGCGGTGGCTACGGCATCGCGCTTTTGCGCCTCTGTCCAATTAAGCCGCCACACATCGACCGACAGGCCCCAACCCAGCCAGGGTAGGGCGACCAGCGGGCAATCGGTGGCCGACCACAAGGCCTCGAGCGGGCGCGGCACATCGGAGATGCGCGCCAGCACCAGCCCCACCGCATTTTCCAGCGGGGTGACATTGGGGGGGAGCAGACTATTCGCCACGGCCCGCCACCGTGATGGTGATGCCGGTGCAATGGCCCGCCTGTGTGCTGTCCATGACTAGATCTGCCGCAGGGCTGGACAGGGCGACATTGGAGACGCCCGCAACGCACAGCGCGGCGATGATGCTGGTGCGGTTGATGTCGCGGCCCAGCGCGCGGGCATTGGCCACATAGGCGGCAACCGAGGCCTGGGCGGCGGCCAGAACCGTATCGCCATCCGGCCCGTCAAACAGGGTGAGGCTGGCCGTGATGGCATAGGGGACGATCTGCGCCGATTGGACCACCACCAGATCGGTCAGCGGCACCACATCATCATCCAGCGCGGCATTGGCGGTGGCGATCTGCTCCGCCGAGGCGGTGCCATCGCCGCTGGCCGACAGCAGGCTGACCGTTACGGTGCCGGGCCAAGTGGCGGCATCGAGCGCGGCGCGCATGGTGGCGCGGATGGCCGAGGATACGCCCTGCGCGGCCAGCGTGGTTTCCACCAGCGCCTTGATATCGGTGGGTGTGGGCGAGATGGCCGAGACATCGGCCACGGTGCTGTCGGCGGTTTTGACGTGATAGCGATAGGCGCTTTCCGGCCCCGCCACGCTCATGGCATCGGGGGCCAGCAGGGCACGGGCCAGCAACGAGGCATCCGATTCATCGGCCTGCCGCTCGACACCGAGCAGCGCGACCAGATTGGTGAGATTGGTGCCGGTGGCATAGGCCAGCATGGTTTGCTTGGCCCGTTCGTTAAAATCCTGCCGGATCAGCAATTCGCGGTAAGCGGCCACCTCCAGCAGCTTGACCACCGGATCGCTTTCCACGCTGGCATCCCACGTGGGCAGCAGCGAAACCATCGTGGCCAGCAGCGCGGCGCGAATGGTTTCATAGTCCAGCGTCTCCACAATGGTGGGAGCGGGGAGTTGCGAGAGGTCGATTGCGGTGCCAGCCATGTGCCCACCGTGGCGCAGCTTCGCGCGCGCGTGGAGCGGTGGGCAGGGTAAGGCGCGGTGTTACCTAGGGGGATTAAATGCTCCTGCCATGGGCGCCCTGAATTTCATTGCGCGCGGCCATGGCCAGAAAGGCGGAGCGCGTCAGCTTGTGCAAACTGGCGGCAGCGTCGATGGCTTCCAGAATGCCGCTATCAAGCGAGAGGTTTACACGCACAGAACGGCCTGCGTTCGTGACGCGCGGAACGACCAACAGGAAAGCGCCAGCGGCAAGTTCATCTGCCACCAATTCACGGATTTCAGCCATGCTACGCGGCGTTACATCTGGCCGATCTTCAAACCAAAGCTCCAGCGCTTCGCAGGCATTGGGCAAGATTTCATCAAGCGTATCGGCAGCGGAGAAGCATCCCGGCAGATCGGGAAAAGATACGCCCCAAGCGCTATCTTCGTCTTTGTGCACAATGGCGATATAGTTTTTCATCATCGGCCTTTCAAATTACCGGCGCTGGCGGGTGGCTTAGAGCCACCCAGCTTGCTTTGCGATGTTGCGGGCGGTGCCAAGAGGCAGATCCTTTTTAGGATGGGGCACCATCACTACCCTGCCGTCTTTGCGGAATTTGTGGTGCGATCCTGTGATCTTCACCAGTTCAAATCCCTCCGACATGAGGCGCTTGACGATTTTCTTGCTGTCCCGTTCCATGCGCAAATATATACACACATCATTGATGGAGTGCAAGCGCCTTGTGTAATTATTTGCGCAAATATATGCCTGCCTGCATAGGTATACGGTAAATCGCGATGTTACCTTGCCGAGGCGGGCGGGTTGAAGGTTATTTCCTTCGCCCGGTCTTGCGCGGCTAAATTTTTCATGGCACCCAGAGAACAGGGTGATAGCCGCCCTATCCCTTCATTTGCTATCGTCAGAAATCGAAGGATAACTGGTTCGGCCAGCGCCGGGTGTGAGCAGTGACATGCTCCACCCGGTTGAACCGCCAGCGCTTATACGCACGAACGTGAACGCGCGGCATAAAGCACCTCTTTCATATACGGGGGTAAGCCCGCTCTCCGGAGAGCCCGATTGCTTCCGCCCCAATCAGAAGCCGGTCGGACGCATGGAGATGAAAGAGGATAGGACGACTATCGAGGTCGTTTATTGTGCTAGGCTGGAAACCTGTCAAGCAAGTTAGCTCGGAGGGACTTTTCGTCAGGAAAAGTAATGCTTGACATGCCGGTAGGCATCAAATCCGGTTCATAGGCCCATGCTCATACTTGGCGTTTCCAAGACTCGGCTGTAAAAGCCGCGCGCATTACGGCACGTCGCGAATCATGATTTGTTCCGATCCGCTTGCAATGGGGTGATTCGCTAGAAGCCTTTCGGCTCCAACAGATCGGCCGCAATTTGCAGGGCCAGATCCCTATCCTCATCTGAAAAGCCCAGCAGGTGCCGCTCTGGGTATTTGGCGCGGATTTTGCCGCGACCGCGCAGGTGGCCCACGGTGGAGGTCAGGCCATATTGGCTGACCGCGCCAATGTAAGCCCCGATGTTGCTGGCGGGGCGTAGTTCCACGCCATCTTGTGCGGCATCAATCCGCCATGCCTTGGCAAAGCGCAGGCCGCGAAACATTTTGGAACCGGCGGGCAAGATCACCTTGCCGTGCTTATCCTTGCGCTCCTTTTTGGGCTCCATGGCGGTGCCGTCTGGCTGCACATTGGCGGTGATGCGTTTCAGGTTCGACCGGCGCAGGGCTTGGCCCAGCTTGAGCGCGGCGCGGCGGCGCTCGGCAGGCGAGAGGCCGTGCAGGATATGGCCGAACCATTCCTCCAACCGCGCCAGATCATTATCCGCCATTGGCCGCACTTTCGCTCTGCGCCACCACGCCTTCGCCTGCAACAGAGACAGCGGTGAGGGCGGGGATGGCGATAGTCTCGTCCTGATCGAGCGGAGGCGGTTCGGGCACATAGGCCAGCGTGTAGCCATCGGCGCCGATGTTCACTGACACGGATTGTTTAAGTTCAAGCTTAAATTCGATATCGACGGTGGCATCGTCCAGCACTTCCACATTGAAAGTGAAAGCATCTTTGCTGCCGTTTTGCAGCAGGTCAGGTTGGTTTTGCTGTATCCAGAGCAGCAGCACCAGCGAGAGCGCCGCAATGTCACCGGTGAATTCGATGATCAGGACGTTAAGCCGGATGAAAAAGCTAAAGCCGTTTGGTGAGCCAACGAAGCGTGGGGTGCGAACCGAGCCTTGATCCGACCATATCTTCAGCGTGTTAGGATCAGCGGCCAGACCGGGTATAGCTTCGACCAGGGCTGCGCGCAGGCTGTTGATTTTCTGCATCGGATCAATTCCAAAGCTGCACGATGTCGATGGTGGCGGTGGCGGTGGCGGCGCTGGCCGTATCGGGCAGGGTCACTTGCGTGCCAGCGGGCAGGCGCGGGCCAGCGGCGGCAAGGCCAGCGTTAAGCGCCAGCACCTGCTCGGTCACGCCCGCAGTAGCGCCCAGCATGCGCCAGCAGATTTCATCCACGGTTTCGCCGTCCAGCGCGGTGGCGGTGATCGTGCCCATCAGAGCAGCCGCACCATATTGCGCGGGATGGGACGCGCCGCGCCGATGGAGCGCAGATCGGCAATGGCGGCATGGCCAAGACGGCGGAATTCATCGGCCTTGCTGGCCTTTTCTTCCTCTCGGTTCAGCCCTGCATCGGTGGCGGTGATGTCCACATTGACGGCCACCAGATCCGCGCAGGCGTAATAGGCCACGGCGCGTTCCCACAGGACAAGGCTGGCCTTTCGCCCCGCCAGCACGGGCGAGGGCAGATCGGCAAGGCTGGCCACGCCCGCCGCCGCATGGGCCGAGCGCCATTCGGACAGCGCGGCCAGCGCGGTGAGCATGCCGCCTTCGATCGCGAATTGCAGTTGTTCATTGGTGATGGAGCCACCGCCGCCGCCGATGGGTAGGCAGGCGCGAATGCGGGCCAGCCCGATCGGCGGAAACCATCCATCGGCGGCCAGTTCGACCGGCGCGGCGGGCGCGATGGGGACAGCGATCAGGCCGGTCATGGGTTGGCTCCATTTTCATCAGGTAACGGGGGGTGAGGATGGGGCTTGGCCGAAGTCTGCGCGTCGCGGCAGGGCCTGCACCATCCGCCCCCCGGCGCCGTGGGGCGTTCGTGCAATCTGGTATGGGTGGCGATTAGCCAGGTGGCGGGCTGGTGTCAGATAGGGCGCGCATGGCGCGATTGATGGCCTCGATATCCTTGACCACGCCGATATTCTTGCCGCCCAGATCGCGGGCGCGGGTAAGCCATTCGAGCGCACCGGCCAGATAGGCTGCCTTGCCACCGGCGGCGGCATTTTCGGCCATGGGGTCAAATGCCTCGGCCTCGGCAGCAAAGGCGCGGCCCACGGCCTTGGCCAGTTTGGCCTTTGCTTGGTCAAACATATCGGCATCGCCCACGATCTCCACCACGCGCAGCAGCTGCTGCAATGTGATGGCGGCGGGGTTATCGAGCGCGATCTTGGCGGCGGTTTCGGCAACAACGCAGGGCAGGGTGGAATTGAAGCGTTCCGGCGCGGACAGGCCAAAGCGCAGGCCATGGGCGGCAAGGCGCAGCGCATAGTCGATGTCGCGGTAGTCAAAGGCCCAGACCATATTCCAGATCAGGATTTCATCCTCTGCCGCCGTGCCTTGCGCTTCGCCAGCAGCCAGTACGCCCTCGATCCATGGCGCAAAGGTCTTGGCCATTTCCGCCTTGTACGGGGCGCGGGCTTCCACGCTTTTGATGTCGGACAGGGTGCGCAGATTGTCATGCAGGGCGACCAACAGGGCTGCATATTCCTGCCCCTCGGCAGTATCGGGCGCGGGAGCGGAAAGCGAGGCAGCGCGCACGGCTGCGCCAGACATCAGGCCGCGCACATGCTGTTGATGGCGGCGGAAGGGATTGGGCATGGCGGGGCTTCCTTTACGGCTAGGAAAAGGCCGGATGGTTTATGGCCAGCATCCGGCAGGTGGGGCACGTAGGAGCCGCGCCGCTGGCCATAGCAGCGCGCTCCGCCGGGGGTATTAGGGGGCGCCGAAAGTGATGTTTTCGGCCATGACCATGAAATCGGTGTCCTCGATCACATAGCCCTCGTTCACCGAGTTATAGTCGACCAGACCACGCTTGTTCTCCGGCTCATCCTTGATGTAGCGGCGGCGCGAGCCTTCCTGATAATAGATCGACAGGTTGGAATTGTTGGTCTGGCCCGCGCGGTTGAGCGGGGTGATCGCAATGGTGCCTTCGGGGAAATAGGGCGCGATTACGGCGGGGCGCCCGCCGATCTGCTTTTGCGACCAGATGATGCCCGACACGATTTCATCGCTGATGGCGCGGCCACCATCGACCGTGTTGGACAGGGCGCGGTTGATCATGGGGAAGTATTTTTCATCCACCAGATCCTGCGACACGATCACCACATGATCGGTGCTGGCACGCGCCCAGCTGGGCATGCCACCAATGAGCGCATGCGCCAGAGCGTCGATGTTTTTGAAGTCGCCATCCTCGTAAATGTGGATGGGCTGGGCAGCGCCGGTGGCGGTGGTTTTGCCATTGGCGGTGACCGTGGCACGGCCCATCACATGGTCGGGCTTTTCCAGACGCAGCTTTTGCAGCCAGCCAATGTTGACATCCTGCCCCAGCGGGTTGTTTGTCGGATTAGTGACCGTCGCAACGCTGGTACCGTTGAACCCGACCATCAGGCGCGAGAGCGCGACCGAAATGGCCACCTGTTTGGCATAGAGCGTGGCGAAATTGGGGAAGCGGCTCCACTGGTCGATGATCTGCCAAGGCATCATCGTATCGAATTCAGTGTCAAAGAGCTCGAATTCACGATCCGACAGCGTGCCGATGTAGCGCGGATTCCGCTTGTCGGCGGTGCGGCCTGCCACCAGATTGGTGGTCATGATACCGATGATCTGGCCCTTCAGATCGCGCACGCCGATGGTGTTGACCAACGAGAGGAAGGCCGAGGATTCGCGCTGCAATTCTTCCAGTGCCTGCTCGACGGCGGGCTCCAGCGAGAATTGGTGCGCTATGCCGTGTACAGCGGCAGAAGGGTTTGCGTGCAGAATGTTGGAATAGTAGTTTTGCAGCGCCAGACGGCCACGGTCAGACAGGGTATAGGCCATAAAGATCAGATCCTATTGAAGGGGAGCGGGGCGGGCTGGAGTTGGCTTAGAAGGCGTAGCCGGTGCTGTTGTTATTGCCTCCATCGGCGGGCGGGCGGCGCGTATGGAAATGGGCGGGATGCTGCTGGGCATCCTCTTCCAGCTTGGCCACCTTGGCCGACAGGTCGGCAAAGAGGTCAGCGGTCTTCTTGTCGCTGGCGTCCAGCGCTTTGCTGAAAGTTTTGCCGAGACCTTCCAGCACATCGCGCATGGCGGTGAAATCGACCGAGGCGGGCGCAGGCGTGGTGGCAGGAGGCGTGGCGGGGGCGGGCGGGGTGACAGGATCGGTGGTTACAGCTTGGCTCTGCGGCGCAAACTTTGCCGCAAAGCCATCGAGCATCGCGCCAAAGGACTTGAGGAAGCTCTTGCCCCCCGCGTCATCATCACCGGGGACCAGTTCGACCGTGACAGGCTGGTCACTTTCCAGCTTGAGCACACCGGGCATCTGACGATTGAATTTGGCGGGCTGGGTGCCGATCACGGCAGGCTTGTCGGTCATGCCCAGGCCGGTGAGATAGGTGAAATTCTTGCCGCCGAAATTGGGCCACAATTCCACGGAAGGATAGCGCTTCTGCCCGCTTTCGATCAGGGCCTTGGCTTCTTCGGTCAGGTCGGCCACGGCGAACATGGCGGCGCGCTTTTCCTTGCGGCCATTCAGGTCAACCTCGGTTTCGCCCATGGTGACTTCGGCGACCACGCCATAGGCGCGGAAGGGGCCTGCCGGATCATAGCCCTGCATATGCTCCAGATTGACCGAGGCGGCATAGGTTTCGGGATTGTAGCTGGTGGCCGCTTCGCGCAGTTCCTTTTCGGTGATCTGGCGACCGTCCACAGTCTGGCCAGCGGTGGCCACGATGAAGGGCTTGGTAAGGGGCATTGGGGCAACTCCCACGGTTTAAAGGATGGGCGGTTGCGGCGCCCGCTTCAGTCGTGGGCATCAAAGGGCGATGGGTGTGCTTTTACAACGCGCGCGCGGGGTAAGGCGCGGTGTTACCTGTGAGCCGTTAGAATTATGGCGAGATAAGGCAGGATCAGCGTAGGGCTACAAGTTTGGACCATTTTACGCAATTTGACGTAATACTCTAGAAATATGGCGCGATTAAAGGGGCACTCCCCGTCTAGACCACTCCTACCCTGACGGGGAGCAGGCCAGCTGGCGATCCCACCGCTGGCCTGCTTTCCAACTAAGTTAGAGGTGCGGTGCAGCACCTGCAGTAAGTGCACCCGTAAGCGTCCCGCCCGTAGCTGATCCCTTATTCGCCCACGCCGCGCCAGCGCCGTCATAATACCATTCCGGCGTTGTGCCGGTGGGCAATTGGCCGGTGGCGCCGAGATTGACGGGCGCTCCAGCGAGGATGAACTTTTCGCGGTTGGCCTGCACGGAAAGGTCCAGCGTAGCGGACACATTCAGATAGTAGTGACCGATTTCGCAAGGCAGCGGAGTTAGACCAGTCGTCGCGGCGCCAAGGCCAAGGCGAGTGATCGTGGCTCCACCCATATCCAAACTGGTGTACGCGAGCGTGCCAACCAGCGAACCATTGACATAGATAGATAGGCCGGTGGCCGTCCATGCTGCCATGATGTGATACCATGTGTTCACGGCGAACTGAGTGTTACCTGCTGCCGCATAGAAAGCGAGCGTATCCGTTGCCGACCCGTTGTTTAGCCGCATATTCATGCGGCCCGTCGTCGTGGTCAGTAGTTCAAGTACTGCCGTGGTGCCGACTCGATACTGACAGACATACTTTCCGGTCGTCCACGCGCTGTCGGTATTCTTAAACCACAGCGACATCAGGCCATTGCTGCTGGCTGGAACGCTGATGGACGAGTTGGTGAACCAGTCCCCACCGTCAAACGCTGCGGAGCGCGCAACGAATGGCGTACTGTCAACCGCCGGTATGGCGAGTTCAACCTGCTGGGGACGAACTGCAACGCCGGGGAAAGGATAGGTGGCGGTCGCATCGTAAAGTGCCGGAATGTGTTCGATCATCATCCACGGGTAGAGGTCATTGTCACGGGTCTGGAGCAGAGCTGCCGTTGCCTCACCGGCAAGATAGGTCAGCTTCTCGCCAGCGGCAAAGGCCGTTTCAGGCGTGATGCGGACAGTGGCCTTCTTGGGCGAACCCGAGCCAGCATCCACGATCTGCACGCTTCCGCGAAAGGCTTGCGGATAGCTGGTCTGCGAGGAAGGAAACACGGGCCGCGCCACCCCGCCGCGAGTAAGTTGGAAGCCGGTGACGGGTTGCTGGTGAGGAGCGCTGGTGGTGTATGTGCGCGTACCGGCACGCAAGGCTGCCAGCGTGGTCAACGTCCCGCCGTTCGGCAAATTGACCAGCACATCCACATAAGCGTTATTCGCCCCGATCACGAGGCTATCTACCGTAGGCTCTGCGATGGTCACGCCGCCAGCTCGGGCCATGGCGATCGCGATAGGCCACATGAGTTGCACCTGCCCATCAGGATCGCGCTTGGAAGGATGAATAGACTTATAGGCGTACTCGCCCGCGTCATTGGTCCATTTTGCGATATGGGCCGAAGGGCCCACAACCAGACTGACTTCCTGCGCCCTCGCCTCATTGGCAAGAGCGTGCAGGTTGGCGCGTGTTGGTTCTGCGTTTCGGCTAGAGGCGTTGTACGCAGTGAAGCCTGTTGCTTCGGTGTCGTTTGGCGCGCTTTGGAACGGCATCGGAGTCAACAAGTGCCATTTGGTTTTGCTACGCGCAAAAATGCCACGCCCCTTTACGTCAGCGCTCGCTGCGGTGGCATCCCAGAGCATGTGGTCCAGCGTGCCTTTGTAACCGTTGGCGTTAGTGGCTGAGCCAAGAGCCACCGGGTTGTTGGACGCATCGACCCCAAAATAGAACGGCCAGAACGTGCTCTTGAAGTTGGCTGTGTAGGACGCGTCCGCGTTATACCAGCACTCGATCAGATGATCGACATTGCCATAATCCGTCTCGATGGCTGAAGCCACATTGGCGAAATCAACCCAGCTACGGTTGTCGTCAATGGAGCCGTTGCCATCGATATCAAGGCCGTCTGTGCTGTCGCTATATAGCTCATATCGAGCAGTGCCTTGCTTGGACCCCTTGCCGAGAACAAACGTCTTGGCCGGTGCGGCAAGCTTAAGAAACGCGCCAAGTGCATGGATCGCAGGGCTAAGGACTCCACCCGTCCTGCTGGCATCGTTGACGGTGATCTTGCTGACAGGTTGGCCAGACACTCCATTCGTTTCGTTGTCGGAGTAATAGACGACGAGGTTGCCCCCGCCGGTAGCGGCGGGCTGCGGAATGAAGCCATAGTCGGGCCACAGGATCGACATTTCCGACTGGCCCATCAGCATTGCCGTGACCACGTTGCCAGCGGGGGGCGTCACCACAGCGGCGGCGCCGGTCAGGGTAATTGGTCGGAAATAGCCCGCCCCGTTCGCGGCGCGCTCTGTAACGACAAGAGATTTGCTCTCGCCAGCAGCAAGGGCGACCGTGATGCCCCCGGTGCCCGTGTCCATTGTCACGCCCGCATCAGCGGAAAACACGGCAAAGACGGATGCCCCGCCCAACAGACGAGCGAGGGTTTTAACGACGCCGCCAGTGGTTGCCACAGTATAGGCTTCGACCTTGGGCTTTCCCCCGCTGCTGCCATTTCCAGAAAGACGACGCCCCATTTACGCCTCCGCGATCAGGTTGGAGGCGGTGGTGCCGGTGGCCCGCACATAGCGCGCCTGGACAGCGATATAGGCGCCATCGGCAAGGTTCTTATAGGTGACATCGGCGGTGCCATCGACTCCGCGCAAAGTCACGTCGCCGCCGGTGCCGACATAGATGCCCTTGGGGATCGCTGGCAGCGCGTTGGCGTCATGGGGCGTGATCGCATAGGGTTTGCGCGAGGGCAGGCTGGCGCTGTCGAATTGTTTGATCGCAAGGCGCGGCAATTGGCCGGAGCTGTCGCGCTGGCCGAGCACCCAAATGGCCGCTGCCGCGCCTGTATCCCGCTGAGTATCGCGCAGGCGCAGGCCTAGCCGCTTGGAGGCCGGCTCATCGCCGCCCCACACGACCAGCACAGAGCCGCTGATGGACTTGCACTGGAGATCCACAGCCAAGCCTGCCAGCTGCGGCATAGTGGTAATGAGGTTCACCCAATCATCATCGGGCACCGAGATTTCGGCAATAGTCGTGTCCATATGCGCTGCCTTCTGTTGGTTCGGGTAGACCAAGCTGCAGCGGCGCGGCGCGGGCAACGCTGCGCATAGGTAACACCGCGCCTTACCCGCGCGCGCGATAGGTTGGGCGGGATGGGCCGGTGTATGGATGGCATCATGCCGAGCAGCCCCGCCACAACGCCCAAGAAGCGCGCCACCAAGGCCAAGCCCAAAGCGGCTGATGCTGGCCTGCCGGTGTTAGCGCAGGGCGTTATCGAGGTGCCGATCAGCAGGCAGGTGAACCGCGCCCAGGCACGGCAGGCGCGATCTATGTATCATCGCGGGGCCTCGCTGACCCAGATCGCCGCCGAGCTGGGCGTGAAATATCCCACCGTGGCCAGCTGGCACCAGCGGCAGGGCTGGGATGCAGACAAGCCGGTCGATGTGATCGAGGATCATTTCGAGGCCAAGATCGCCGCGATCCTGTGCAAGCCCACGCTGGACGAGGGCGACATGAAGCGTGTCGACTTCCTGATGCGGATGATGGAGCGCGCAGCCCGCATCCGCAAATTTAACGAGACCGGCAAGGAGGGCGATCTCAACGAGAATATTGGCCGCCGCAATGACGATAAGGCCAAGAAGAAGCGCGAGGAGAAGCGCAAGAACTTCCTTAGCCTGGAGCAGTGGCAGGCGCTGCTGGATGATTTCCACGCCAAGAATGACGCCTATCAGGAGCTATGGTGGGAACAGCGCAACCAGCGCACCCGCAAGCTCCTGAAGAGCCGCCAGATCGGCGCCACATGGTATTTCGCGCGCGAGGCCCTGTGCAAGATTGCCGAGGCGGTGATCGATGGCGATCAGCCGCGCAACCAGATCTTCCTGTCGGCCAGCGAGCGGCAGGCCAAGAAGTTCATGCGCGAGATTACGGGCTGGGTGCGGCAGGTGACCGGCGTGGAGTTGAAGGGCAATCCTGTCCTGTTCGACTTCAACGGCCTGCATCCGGCCAGCGAGGAGGAGGGGCGCGCCGAGATCCGGCTTGAGCAGGTCGGCCTCTATCCCATGTCGACCAATAGTAACACCGCCCAGGGCGAGACGGGCGATTTCTATTTCGACGAATTCTTCTGGGTGCAGGGCTTTGCCCGCCTGCGCAAAGTGGCTGCGGCTATGGCCACGCTGGCCCATTGCAAGCGTACCTACTTCTCCACGCCCAGCACCAAGACCCATGAGGCCTATGCCTTTTGGAGCGGGGAGGAATGGAACAAGGGGCGCGGGCGCAAGGATCAGGTGGCCTTTGATGTCAGCCACAAGAACCTGCGCGGCGGGGCTATCATGCCTGATGGCAGCTGGTGCCAGATCGTTACGCTGGATGATGCGATCGCGGGCGGTGCCGGTGGCCGCATCAACAAAGAGGAATTGCGGACCGAGAGCAGCGAGGAGGAGTTTGAAAACCTCTATAACTGCCAGTTCGTGGACGATAGCGAGAGCAGCTTTCCCTTTAGCCGCATCGCACCGGCCCGCGTGGACAGCTTTTACAAGTGGCGCGACTTTAGCCCCGCGCTGGTGGCTATTCGCGGCCAGCGGCCCTTTGGCGAAAAGCCGGTGTGGATCGGGTATGACCCGAACAAGAACGGGCGCGATGATGCCGCGCTTATCGTGCTGGCGCCGCCGGATGAACCCGGCAAGGGCAAGTTTCGCGTGCTGGAAAAGCACCGGCTCAACGGGCTGGATTTCGCGGGGCAGGCGGCCTTCATCAAGCAAGTGGCCGAGCGTTATAATGTGGCCGACATATCGATCGACACTACCGGTCACGGTGGTGGGGTGTGGGAGATTGTGGCCAAATGGTTCCCCAATGCCCGCCAGATCGAATATTCGGTGGCCAGCAAGACCGCGCTGGTGACCAAGGCGCAAAACGTGTTCCGAGAGGGCCGGATCGAGTTTGACGCCAACTGGACCGATCTGATGGCGGCGTTGATGGCCATCCGCCCTGCGCTGACCGGAAGCCAGCGCGGCGTGACCTATATTTCCAAGCGCAATGGCGAAATCGGCCATGCGGATCTCGCCTGGGCGCTGCTGAACGCCCTTTCCAATGAACCGATGGACGTGTCGGTGGCCGAGGCTGGCCATGGCGGCATCGTTCGCTTCTCCAAATGACAGGAGCCATGATGACCCAGAATGACAGCGCCCAGATGGCCCTGACCACGACAGAGGAAGGTGTGGCGCAGCAGGTGTTGCCGCCGGAAGGGGGCCAAGGGAGCGGAGGGAAGGCGATTTTCCGTTTCGGCGAGCCGGAGGGCACGTTGGACCGGCGCGAATTGAGCGACTATTTCGAGGTCTGGCATAATGGCCGGTGGTATGAGCCGCCGCTGCCGCTGGGGCGCTTGGCCAAAGTGTTCAATGCCGCGCCTTATCATCGCTCATCGGTGGGCCTGCGCGTCAATATGCTGGTGGGGCAGATGGTGCCCTCGCGCCAGTTGGACATTGAGGATTTTGAGCGGTTCTCGCTGGATTTTGTCCAGATGGGCAATGCCTATCTCGAATATGTGCCCAATGCCAGCAATGGGCTTGCCCGCGCCCAGCACGCGCCCGCCGTGCATATGCGTGTGGGGCGCGATGTGGGGCAATATTGGTTTGTGAATCCGGCCAAGGGCGTGGAGTTTGAATTCCGGCCTGGCACTGTTTTCCACCTGCAGCAGCCCGATGTGGCGCAGGAGGTCTATGGCCTGCCCGAATGGATATCGGCCCTGCAAAGCGCGTTGCTCAATGAAAATGCGACCATATTTCGCCGCCGATATTACTTGAACGGGGCGCATGCTGGGTTTGTGTTTTACCTGTCCGAACCCTTGGCCGATCAGGCCACCGCCGAGGCTATGGCCGACCAGATCGAGGCGGGGCGCGGCGCTGGCAATTTTAAAAACGTGTTTGTCTATATCCCCAAGGGCAAGAAAGACGGCATCCAGATCATGCCGATTGCCGATGTGACCGCGAAGGATGAATTCAATGCGATCAAGACGATCAGCCGCGACGATATGCTGGCCGCGCATCGCACGCCGCCCCAGCTGCTGGGCATTGTGCCGCAGAATAGTGGCGGCTTTGGCAGCGTGAGTAGCGCCAAGGACACGTTTTACGAGACCGAGATCGTGCCGATCATGCAGCGCATGTTGCGGATGAACGCCTTTTTCCGTCAGCCGGTGCTGGCCTTCCGCGATTACGTCTGCGCCGATGGCGCGGTGATCAAGCAGGATGGCAGCAAGATCGCGGGCAGCGGGAAAGTGTAAGAGATTTTCCCGCTGCCCGAAGGTGGCGGGGGATGGGGCGCGGCAACGCCCCAATCCGACGAATTACGCTCGTCATGTCCCAAATCGGTCCCGCCTTCGGGGCCATCCCGCCTGCCGAGTCGGCGGCGGAACGTATATGGAACAAATGACGCCATGCCAATGCAACTTATGGACTTTTCTCCGGTCGCCAGTGTTCGCCCCTTGGCGCCCTACATCGGGGGCAAGCGCAACCTGTCCCGCCGGTTGGTGGAGCGCATCAACGCTGTGCCGCATGCCACCTATGCCGAGGTGTTTGTCGGCATGGGCGGGGTGTTTTTCCGCCGTGACCAGCAGCCCAAGGCCGAGGTGATCAACGATTGGAGCGAGGACGTTTCCACCTTCTTTCGCGTGCTGCAGCGCCATTACCAGCCCTTCATGGATATGCTGCGCTGGCAGGTGGCAAGCCGCAGCGGCTTTGAAAAGCTGGCAGCGCTGGAGCCGTCCAGCCTGACCGATCTGGAACGGTCGGCCCGTTTCCTTTATCTGCAAAGGCTGGCCTTTGGAGGCAAGGTGCGCGGGCGGCATTTCGGGGTTTCGCCTGGTACGCCTGCGCGCTTCGATGTGACCAAGCTGGGGCCTATGATCGAGGCCGCGCATGAGCGATTGGCCGGTGTGGTGATCGAGCGTTTGCCCTGGGCAGACTTCATCGATCGATATGACCGCGAGACCACCCTGTTTTATCTGGACCCGCCCTATTTCGCGTGCGAGCGTGACTATGGCGATGGAATGTTTGCCCGTGAGGAATTCTCCCAGATGGCCGAGCGCCTGCGCCGGATCAAAGGGCGGTTCATCCTGTCGCTCAATGACCGGCCAGAGGTGCGCGAGATATTCGCCGGTTTCGACATTGAGGAGGTGGGGGTGCGCTATACCATCGGCGGCCAAGCCAAGGCCAAGGATGCGCGGGAAGTGATCATTTCCAATTGAAGGGAAGGGGGCGCTGGGTAACCAGCGCCCATTCTATTTGCGCGCGCGCCCTTGCGCCAAGTGTAGTGGCCAGAGGGGCAGCCATGTGGCCAGCGCTTTGGTGATGCCCCATGCGAAAAGCCATTTGGGCCAGTTGCGCCACGCTGTCCCCAGCATGGTCGAGCGGAACATGCCCAGCACAAAAACCAGCGTTCCGGTGATGGCATAGGCGATAGCGGCGGCGGCGAGGTAGCGCATGGGGCTGTATTAAGGGGCGCAGCCAGATTTGCCAAACCGGTTAACGATTTAGCTACTCAGCGCCCTACCAGTTTAGGCGCCGGTGGCTGCAAAAAAATGCGGCCGGAAGGCAAAAAAAGCCCATCTCATACTTGGGGCCTAGGTGGCGGTATTGTAGACTTGTCTACAGGTCGACACGTAGACGGGTCGACATATTTACAGGGTAAAAAGCCCGAAAGTTCCGCCATTTGTCGGGGGTATGAAATGAAGGTAATTGCCGTTTTATCGCAGAAAGGCGGCGTGGGGAAAACCACGCTGGCCACGTGTTTGGCCGTGGCCGCGCAGGCCGATGGCAAGCAAGCCGCGATCATCGATCTGGACCCGCAGGCCACCGCCGCCGCGTGGGCCGATACGCGGTTGGAAGCATCGGGCATCGCCGAGCCGGTGGTGCAATCTATCCAGTATGTGCGCCTGTCGCCTACGTTGAAAGCCGCCGCCGCCAATGGGGCCGATTGGGTGATTATTGATGGTGCGGCGGTGGCGCGCGATGTGGCCCATGCTGCGGCATCGGTGGCCGATTTGATCCTGATCCCCACGCGGGCCGCGCTGTTCGACACGATCAGCATGGCGCACACGCTGGATCTGGCCCGTCAGCTGGACAAGCAAGCCGCCGTGGTTTTGACCCATGTGGCGCCACGCGGGGCCGAGGCCGAGGAGGCGCGGCAGGGTGTGGCCGATCTGGGCGGGCAGATGTGCCCGGTGACCATTGGCCTGCGCAAAGCCTTTTCCCGCGCGCAGACCGAAGGCCTGACCGCGCAGGAGTTTGAGCCCAATGGCGCCGCCGCGCGCGAGGTGGCGGCGCTGTATGCCTATGTCGACCAGGTGTTGGGAGGGATGGGGCATGGATAAGGAATTGAGCTACCTGCGCCATGAGAATGATCGCCTGATCAAATCCAATTATGATCTGTCCAACCAAAAGCGCATTGGCATGCGGATCGCGGACAGCTTGAACAATCAACTTACCGCCGATCTGGCGAAGGCCCATGCTGATCTGGCCATCGCTGTGGCGGCGCTGAAAGTCATCGAGCGGCGCGGCGTGAACAGTGCCAGCGCCACCGAGGCCCGCCGCGCGCTGGCCCAGATCGCCGGAATAGAAGCCGCGCCCGCCGAGAATTCGAGCCGGTTGCGTGAATGGCTGAAAGGAAAATTCCATGACTGACCAACACAACGATCACCCGAGCTACCACATTGGCGTGATGGAATTGCGGGCGATGGCCGATAAGGACAAGGGAGTTGTGACCATGGCGGCAGGGCAGGTCCGATATCTGGCCAATCAGATCGAAAATAGTGCAGCCACAATCCAGACGCTGACCCGCGATGTGCAGAATTGGAAATCGCAGGCTTTCCGCGACAGCTATCTGGACGTGGTGGTGCAGCAGCGCAATGAGGCTTTGGCCGAGGTGGAGCGGTTGAAGTTGAGCGCTGCTGAAGATAGGCTGACCATTGCCGATCTGGCCGGTGCCCATGGCGTAGCCTGCACCCAACTCACCGCCACACAGGCGCGGTTGGAGGAGGCGGTGGGGATCATTCGGCGCGTGGCGGACCGTGACACCACAGCGGAAGCTATGGCTAAGCCCCCAGTGTTTGCGGGCATAGCCCCCAAAGAGCGGGCAAAGATCATTGGTGAGCGTATCCATGCGCAAGACATGATTGTCCTTAACGCCCGCGCCTTCCTCGACCAGCAAAAGGGGCAGGGCAATGGCTGACCCACAAGTCATAACAGAGGCCCAGCGCTTCACGCTTTCTGATAGTCAGCGATTGCTGCGGAAGTCTGATGTGGAGGGGATTTGCCGGTCACCTGATCTTTGCTGGCATTACAGCGACACCGCGAGATGCGGGCCTTGCGCAATCAAACAGGCCCAGGAGCTTGGTGTGGAGCCGGACCATAGGATGCCAAATCTGCCCGAAGTTTACCGCCAACGGCGGGCAAACGAGGCGTTGCGGGCCGAGATCGCGCAGGCCACTGATCATATCCGGAAATTGGTCGACGCCATTAATAAAGGCACTGATCCGCAAAGCGCGGTGATTTGCGCACTTTTATGGACAGTCAGGAATAAGCCTGACGAGACCGCATGAGCCAGAACCGATCAAGCGCGGTGATGCAGCAGCGCAAAGAGCCGCATGATTCGCTGGATGACTTTCCCACGCCGCCCTGGGCGACACGGGCGTTTTGCGAATGGCTGCAAGACAACACCGATTGGCAGATTGGCGGTAGCACGGCCCGAGAGCCAGCGGCCAATCGCGGCCATATGGTGCGCCCGCTGCGCGAGTATTTCGCCAGCGTGGAAGCCAGCGATGTGCATGACTATGGCGCAGGCTTTCCAGTGCTGGACTATTTGTGGGGGCCTTTGCCAGATCCGGTCGACTGGACGATCACAAACCCGCCGTTCAAGCTGGCCGAGCAGTTTATCGCCCGCGCGTTGGCGTCCAGCACATGCGGCGTGGCGGTGATTGTGCGGGCGGCGTTTCTGGAAGGCATCGGGCGTTTCGAGCGTTTGTTCTCGATCACGCCGCCACGATATGTGCTGCAGTTCACCGAAAGGGTGGTGATGCACAAGGGGAGGCTTGTTCCCGAAGGATCGACAGCCACCGCCTATGCGTGGCTGATCTGGGAAACCGGCAGCACAGAGCAGACCGAATTGCACTGGATTGCGCCATGCCGAAAGCAGCTTGAGCGGGCCGGTGATTATATGCTGGAGGCAGCATGAAAGATGGAAAGACTTGCCCGCGCTGCGATGGCAGAGGGGTGAAGGACTATGCGGGGTTTGCGATGGACGTGTGCGAATGCCAGAAACTGCCGGAAATGGAGCTCGAACTGGTGGCTCTGCGCCGCGAGGTGCAGCAGCTGCGCGAGGTGCGCGTGAAGGCAGCGGAATTTGTCAGAGCCTTCGGCACGCCCGAGCAGGCAGCCTATGCCAAGTTTGTGGAGTTGACCAAGGCGGTTAATCAGGCGGGGATACCGATGGAGGCCACACATGGCAGGTGAGAAGGGGCAGCGCCCGAAGAAGCAGAGCGGCGGCGGTCTGGCAGCGGCGATGGCGCGCGCGGCGGCGGCTCCTGTCGCGGGGCCGGATAGCGCGGCGGGTGATCTGGGCGTGCCGGCCGATTTGCCTGCCCCGCACAAAGCCAAGGTGGGGAAGGCAGGGAAGGCTGCGCCCGCGCCCGCTCCTGGTCGGCAGGGCACAAAGCAGATCGCCGGTCACTTCGCGCCAGAGCTATCGATCCAGCTGCGCCTGATCGCGGTGGAGGAGTCGCGGACGGTGCAGGATCTGTTGGAGGAAGCGATCACCGATCTGCTGGTGAAGAAGGGGAAGCGGGTGCGGCGACGATAGCGCGGCGGCGCGCTCCATGGTGGTTGCCCTGCAGGGGGCCGTAGCGGGGGCTGCGGCCCCCTTTCCTTTGCCCTGGGCGGGCCGCGCGGGGCCTCGTGGTAGGGCGGGAGGGGCAAAAGCCAGAGGGTGCGCGCCGCGCTCGCCCCCACACCTCGCTTTCGCCTTCTTCATCGAGATTTATGCAAAGCCTCGGGCCGCAAACGGCCCACAAATAGCTGAAATCCGCACATTTCAATGTGACGCCGCCGAGGGCGCTTCTATGCAGATTTATGCGCTGACGCGCTTTCAGGGCGCACTACGCGCGCGGTTTTGGCACGATCCTCGCAAGCTTCCCCTCTGGGAAGCCATGGAGCGGCATAGCCGCTCCTCCAACGGTGCGGTTTGCGCCTCGGTTAGGTGGTTATCTTGGGTGAGGGCGGGCACTTTATCGTCCAATTACGCATGAAACAGCCTTAAGCTGTTTCATTCCTTTTCCCCTTTAAGATCTTGATCGGGGTACTCCCTAGTGACTGAACTCGCACTATCCCCTTCAAAATGGGCGCCGAGACGGTCCAAAGCCCCTGCAAGGGCGGGGTCATTCGGCAGCAGCATTGAGCCCAGACGGCCAGTGGGCGCGTTGAGGGCGGCTGCGCGGGCTTCTGCCTCGGCCTTTTTCTTGGCTTGGATCTCTGCGGCGCGCTTGCGACCACCCACTAGCTGGGCGAAGCGCTGGCGTACCTTGTCCTTGAGGTTCACCGCGAAGGCATAGGCGTTGCTGATCTGCTCGCGCTGGGGGCCTTCGCTGCGGGCTCGGCCTGTCTTGCGGGTGCGGCGCACTTTGTCGATGAAGCCATGCTCTTTCAGTCGCTCGATTGCGGCCACCACAGTCGCGCGCGCCAGCTTGGCCTTGGCGCAGATCGTGTCGATGGCTGGATCACAGCGTCCCGAGCCGAAATCGACAAAGCCGAGCAGCACTTCCAGCACCCAGAGGGCATTGTTGCCCAGCGGGCCTTCGCGCTTGCCCTTTTCCTTGTGCAGCACGTTATATTCCCGCGCCACCTGCAGCAGCTTGTCGCGCCAGCGCAGGGCCTCGGCAGTGTTACCGCCAGCGATTGGCCGGAAGATTTGGGCGCGCCGGTCGTTCTCGTCATAACTGTCGCGGCGCGGGGTACGGTTGCCGATTCGCTGACCGCTTTGCAGCGCAGCGACCTGCCAACCGATCAGTTCACCAATAGAGGCCCCGCTCATGCGCGGCCTCCCAAGGTCAGCGCAGGTGTGCGACCAGCGCCTGCGGTTCGGGTAAGCCTTGCATCAACAGATCCGCCCACGCTTGCGCGATAGCGCGGCGCTGCGGCAAATAGAGGTAGCGGTTGTAGATTGGTTCGACCCCTTCCGGCACGTGCGCCAGCATAAGGTCGATGATTTCGCGATCGGCTATTCGGCCAGCACTTGCCGCGATACGGTTCATGTTGGTGCTGAACGTTGACCGCCACCCATGCGGCACGTGTAGGCCAGTATAGCCCGCCTCGCGATAGTGCTTGGAGAGCGTGCTGTCGCTGATCGGCTGCAAGCCCTTCTTGCCCACGCGAATGCTCGGGAAAATGTATGGACTTCGGCTTAAGCGCATAGCTGTCTTCACCACGGCCACGGCCTGCGGGGTTAGCGGAATGACGAACTCGAAGGCCGTATCCTTCTTGTGCTCCCGCGTAAGTTTCATTTTCTCGGCAGGGATACGCCAGACTGCATCCGGCGTATCGAGCTGCTCGAACTCGCCCCGTTCCGCCATGCGGATAACGCCCGGACGCGCAGCGGTTAGAGCCAGCAGGCGCGAAGCCAGCAGCGTGGCCCAATAGACATCCTGCATCGCGCCCGTGCGGCGCAGCAGTTCCCGCGCCTTGTCCATGTCCAGCAGCGCGGGGCGCCGCTTTCCATCGCGTGGCTGCAACGCCTTGCGCACGATGGCCGCTGGGTCGGCATCCGTCAGTCCGCTGGATATGGCCCAAACGAACACGTCCGACATGTGCCCACGCACGCGATGCGCCATTTCCAGCGCGCCACGCTCCTCGACCTGCCTGATGGCTTGCAGCACCATGGGCGCTGTGATTTGCTTGATCGGGATATTGCCCAGCATGGGGAACACATTGTCCTCCAACCGCTTCAATATCTGCTTGGCATACCGCGTGTTGCGAAGTCGCGTATGCGTGCGGTGCCATTCCCGAGCGATCTGCTCGAACGTCTCCAGCGCCTCGACCAGCGCGATAGCTTTCTGCCTCTTCTTCTCGACCGAGGGGTCGATCCCCGAAACAAGTAAAGCGCGGGCTTTGTCCCGCGCGGCTCTGGCCTCCGTTAAACCGATTTCGGGGTAGGGTCCGATCACCAGCAGCTTTTCCTTGCCGCCGAAAGTGTAGCGCATCCGCCAGATCTTCGCGCCAGTTGGACGCACAATCAGGAACAAGCCTTTGCCATCCGCAAGCTTGCGATCCTTGCCCTTCGATTCGGGGCTTTCTTTGGGGATTGGCTTGGCCTTGCGGCAGGCTACGTCCGTCAGCATGAGCGGGCGATACCCGGTTTGCTTCCCGTGATACCCGACCTGATACCCAGGCCAGTACCCCGAATGCTACCCGATTTTTCAGGGTACTTTGGAAGGATCGATACGCACCGCATAGGACAGGGTTTAGAGATGGGCCGAAGGAAAATCCAGCCTTCTCAGACCGCATCGGATCGATATGGAAGAGGAAGTGGCTCCCTGAGTAGGATTCGAACCTACGGCCGCTCGATTAACAGTCGAGAGCTCTACCGCTGAGCTATCAGGGAACAGTCCAGCGTTGCCGCTGGGCAGGTGCGCGCTAATAACAGGGCTTCGTTTTTTGGCAAGCACCCTTTCGCGCTTTTATCGAAATTTTTTGCAAGCCCCCGTTTTAAACCTGGAATTGCTCGGCAAAGATGCGCTCGTCCAGACTGGAATGGCGGTCGAACAGCAAGGTCAGCGAATGTTCCCGATTGGCCACGATCCGCACATGGGCGATGTCGCGCACTTCCTTCTGGTCGGCCACCACCGCCACGGGGCGCTTTTCGGGCTCCAGCACGCGGAATTCCACCTCGGCTGTGTCCTTGATGATCGCGCCTTTCCAGCGGCGGGGGCGGAACGGGCTGATCGGGGTCAGCGCCAGAATGCCGCTGCCCATCGGCAGGATCGGGCCATTGGCCGACAGGTTATAGGCGGTGGAGCCGGCCGGCGTGGCCAGCAAAATGCCATCGCAGGCCAGTTCGGCCAAGCGCACCTTGCGGTTGACCGAGATTTCCAGCTTGGCGGTCTGGCGGGTTTCGCGCAGCAGCGACACCTCGTTGATGGCGTAGAAATGGGCGACCTCGCCCGACCATGTCGTTGCCGTCATTTCCAGCGGGGCGACCAACAGCTTGCTGGCGCGGGCCACGCGTTGGGCAATCGGGCGGGCGTTGCGCGGCTTGTTCATCATAAAGCCCACCGTGCCATGGTTGATGCCATAGGCGGGAATCACGCGATCGGCGTCCAGCATCATATGCAGCACGGTCAGCATAAAGCCATCGCCGCCCAGCACCACGGCCACATCAGCCTGTTCCAGCGGCACCCAGTCATGCTCGTCGGCCATCGCCTCCGCCGCGGCCTGCGCCTTGGGCGAGTCCGAGGCGATCAGAGCCAGCCTCAATTCACTGTTCAT